GTTTTCGGCGCGCTGATCGGCTTTACAGGTGTGGGCGTTTTACTTGCTGCTTTCGCGGACGAGACTTTGCCTGCGGCCTTGCTCTTGGCTTGGTCGGCGGCCATTTTTGCCATGATTTGCTGCTCTCCGTAGAGCGCTAGGCCGACCCAGTATTCTGCATCAGGTCGCTTTAGCAGCTCTGGCAGTTGTTTGACCGTGGCTTGGTACGCTTGTTGCATTGGCGTGCCTTTTTTGAGGATGTCGGGGAAGAGGTTCTTCGCTGCCTCGACGGCCGGTTGACGCTGGGCGAGCCATTGCTGGCGGGCTGGGGCGTGGATGGTTAGAACATCGTCGGCTTTGAGGAGGTAGTCTTTGACTTGGTCGCTATCAACGTAGACCTCGCTGCCGTCCGGTCGTTTGACCGTGGCGCCGTCGCTGTTTTTTAAGGCCCAGCGGCGGACTTCCTGCGCGGACTTGATTTTGGCGTCCAGCGCTTCGGAGGTGTCCACATCGGCCAGCGGGTTCTCCGCGGTCGGCTGCAGCACGGGGCGTGCGGCTTCGTTGACTTGGGCTTCCAGCTCGGCGAGGCGCTTTTGGGCTTCCTCGTATTGGCCTTTGACGGTGGCGGCTTCTTCGGCGGCGGCTTTCTTTTGAGCCGTCAGCTTGTCGATGCGCTTCTGGACCTTGTCCTGCGTGGGCGCTTCGTCTTCGCCGGCCTCGTCTTCGTCCTCGGAGCTTTCGCTCGTCGTTTCCTCGTTATCTTCGGAGGTCTCCTCGGATTGCTCCGCGGATTCCTCGGTTGTCTCGTCTTGTGAAAGATCACCGGATTCATCATCCAGTTTCGCTTCCTCGCTTTTCGCCGGTTGCCCGGTCAGCTCTTCAAGAGCCAGCGAGAGTATATCGTCCTTACCTGCAGCCGGAGCTGCTTTCCCTTCGTCCATGAGTAAACCCTCAAGAAGTGCCAGGCGGTGCGTCCGCCAGCCCGATCAAACCGATGTGCCATGAGGGCACGACTCAACTTTGATACTACCAGTATAACGACTACTGGACAAATGTCCAGCATTTTCTTTTGGAAAGCGTAGAGCAGGGAGCCGGGAGCGTGGGGCCAGAGGGATGATAGTATCGTTGTGCGATACTGGCGTGGATAGGATCGGCTACAGTTCTGCACAAGTGATTGCACTTTCTGTCACCTTTTGTGCGGTGTTTTTGTGACAAAGCGTATGCACTTGCGCGCGGAGTTATACGGTTTGCGACAAACTGTCAGTTTGTGACAGCTTCACGCTACACTATGCCGGTGTAGTGTTGCGGAATGCTTACACTTGCGGCTGGGAACCAAATCACGCTTGAACTACGGCGCGAAACCTACTCCAAGCGCGAGGCTTCGGCGCGGCGCTGCTCGAGGGTGTCCCACAGTTCCTGCAGGGCGTTGAGCTGGCCGGCGGCGTGGGCGAGGTAGCCAGGCTCTTTGGCGGTGGCCATGGTGGCAACGAGCGTGCTGGCGTCAGCGATGCGGTCCTGCAGCTCGAGCATGACGGCGAGGTAGGCGGGCGGCGCCTGGTCGCGGGAGAAGGCGAGGGCGCCCTCGCGGTCGAAGTCTTCGCTGACGGTGTAGAGGTCGGTGGGGATGGTTTTGGTTTTTTGCGTGAATAGCATAATTTTTAAGCTGTTTGTGTTCGGGGTTTGCGAATGGCGAATGCAGTCGTTCGTATGGGTTAAGGCGTCATCCGCGACGCATTACGATGATCTCCAGCGCATGGATGGCATTCTGCAGGTGCGGGCCGCATTCTCGGCAGGCAGGGCCGAGGTGGGTGTCGTGGCCGTGGATGTCTTGGATACGAAGCGGCTTGGCACAGATGCCGCAGCGCGGGATGTCACTGCCGCGGCGTCCGGGGCGCAGGCGGCTGGGCGGGGATGGCGGCGATTGGGTCATCAGTAACTTCCTCCTCCGGTTGATCGCAGGATGTCGCCCTCGACGTTGATGGCATCGGAAAGGCAAACGTAACGAAGCAAATCGATGAAGTCCTTGGTTGCTCCCTTTTTACCGTCAGCCGCAGTGTAAGTTTGTAGGGCGTAGATGACATTTTTGCAGTTCTCGCTGATGTAGAGCTTCGGCTGGTTGCGCGCGTCCACCGGCTTCTCCGGGTTGTATGACAGCGCGTCATTGATCATGCTGACGCCTTCATCGATGCTGTCGCCCGGTGTCGCGGTGAAGAGCATGCCGAGGTCGGCCATCTCGTCGATGAGGGTCGTTGGGGATTCCTTGCCGAGCGTGCGGGCGTTGCCGTAGCGCGAATCCATCCAGCGCTCAAAGATTTCCTCGCCGCCTTCGACGCGCAGGATCTCGTCCTTGTAGCGCTCGAGGCCGAAGCCGAAGTCCTGCTGCGCGGGTCCGGGCTTGCCGTCCAGCTTCTTGCCATCGGGAAGCGCCCACTCGCCGGCATAACCAATGCCTTCGATGTAGGACGTTTGGTCGGGCCACTCGCGGTAGACCACAATGCGGCCAGATGTGTCATGCACCGTCCAAATCATGGCCCAGTTTTTGCCGCTGGCCGGATCGACCCAGTGGTAGCGGGTGCCTTGCGGGACATCCGAGGCGCGGATGACGTGGACCTTGGGATTGAAGAGCGGGAAGCGGCCGCTGATAGCTTTGGTCGGGACGCCGTAAGCGCGGCAGAGGATTTTTTCTTTGGTCTCGCTCTGCAGCTCCTTTTTCATGCGGGACCAACCGGCCCAAGGGTTGAGCTTGGTGTGAAAATAAATAATGGGCCGACTTTTTGGGTTGATCTGCTCAATAGGCACCCGCTCGTAGCCGGAGATGTAGCGATGACTTTCGCCTTCGTACAAAATGTCGCCCGTCAGTGTTGCCTTGACCGCGCCGATGGCGTTTTCAACGCCCCATTGCAGGGCAGACTTGTCTTTGTAGATAGGCAGCAGTTCGGCGTCGGTGTCTTCAATGGTCTTGGCGCCAGACAGGTAGTCGGCGACCGTAGGACTCCAGCCTTCGACCGGCGTGAAGGTCACGGCCAACTTGCCGTTGCGGTCTACGAGGCGGAAACGGAGGGTTTCGAGGACATCAAGCGGCACCAGCTCGTCCGCCCAGGCAAAATCGATCTCGCCGCCCTCGAGCGTGGACGGATCTTGCGCGTAGTTGCGGAAAATGCAGATCGATTGGTTCGGTGCAACGAATTTTGCCTCGGTGAATCCACCTTTGACGCTGTAGGTGATGTTCGTGACTTGGCCTTTGCGCGCGTTCCTCCACTCAGGAGGCATATATTTCCAAATGCGGGGCTGCTGCAGCTCAATGGAGTTGGGCGCCGTAGTTTGGAAGCACCAGACAACTGCTCCGGGCTTGGAATACATGGTTTTGATGACCTCCTTCGCCGCCCATTCCGTCTTTCCCGAGCGGTTGCCGCCGAGCACCAAGATCTCGCGGTGCTTTTCGAGGAGTTCGGACGCGCGTTTCCACACCGGCGGGATGTAGCCATAGCGGAACGGGTCTGATGCCTCGCGGGCGATCAGCTCTTCGCGTGTTTTTAAGTATTTCCAGCCTTCGTCCGGCCCTAGTTTCTCCAGCAAGTCGAGATCGACCTGCATGACAGGGTGCGGTGTGGGCTTGAAGCGTTGTGCGTGCTCGTTCACGAAGTAGATCGGGCGCCGGCCGGTGCGTCTGCGCAGACGCCAGCTCTCCCCAGAGCCGTTGGTTAAACCGGCGCGGCGCCCAAATTCTTGATGTCCATCGTGGGATTCTCCAAAACGACGAACTGATCGCTGCGCATGTAGCGCGTCTCGCCGGTGTCCTCGAGGATCACGGCGTAGATGTTGTTGAAATAGGCTCCCTGCGACTCGACATACCACACCGAGCCAAGACCGAGCGGGGTCTTGACGGGAACGGGGCGAGCGAACTCATGGATCATTGGAGATTTGAAATTTGAGATTTCAGAAAGTGAGGCAGGGCTGGGCGATACCACATTGGGCTGAACCTAGCCGCACAGATGTTATGTCTGCCGCTTTCAGCACCCTGCCAAAAGATGTGCAGGCGCCCCGCTCGTTTCGCTCGGCGGGGCTGGGCATAACGGCATGCGCCGCGGGACCACACCACATGGAATCCCGGCGAAAGCCCGATTGAGCCTGCAGGTTGTAAATCATTTTGCTGACCTCTTCTTGCGCATCTCGGCGCAGAGGGCGTCGGCCTTTTTCTTCGCCTCTTTGGCGACAAGTTTCTGCCGCTGGCTTTTCAGCAGCACGATCGTCTTGTCGATCTCTTCGATTTCGGGCGTCATAATTTTGTACTTCTCCATAAAGTCAGGGCTGCACGGTGACGTGCCAAAGGCCGATTTGCGCGATGGCGTAACCAAACCACACGATGCCGTTCCAAAAGTTGTGCTGGATGAATGCTTGGTCGATGGCTACGGCGAAGTAAGCGAAGCCGACCAGAGCGATGAGGATTGCGCTGGTCATTCCGCGTCCTCCTCGCGTCCACAGCGGATCGCCCAGATGAACATAAAGCCATAGGCGGCGAGGGCGCCGATAAGCATGCCTGCGGCGAGGCCGATGAGGATGTAGCCGGCGGCGGTCACTCGTGGACGCGCCTCCATTTATCCTTCCACATCGACCTCGCCATCGTGGCGGACTTCTCGGCGACTGCTTCCTCGCTCATGTCGGGGCAGACATGGTGCAGCAGCTCATGCAGAACCGTGTCTAGCTCGTCCGCGCCGGATTGACGTGGATCAATGTAGACTTTGCCGTCGCCCATAGTCATGCCGTCCGCTTTTTCGCGGCCGAGCTTCTTACGGACGATAGCGATGGTTCTGCGTGGGGGCATTAGGCGAGGTCGGCTTGTCTGGAATCGCACTCGGCGCCGCACGCGGCGTAGCCGGCGACATCGATCCAGTTGTCATGCTTGGCGGCGTGCGCTTGGCGGGCGATCTTCACCAAGATCATGAGCGCGGCGATGTCGGATGCTGTGACTAAGACCTGCGCGCCGTTGGTGCGCGACAGGTAGCTGGAAAACATCTCGGCCTGCGTTGCGAAGTCATCCGCGGGCGAGCCGTAGTCCTCGTTGCGTGATCCGCAGACGGCGGATGATGCGGCGTCAAGTGTTTGCTTGGCGGTTTGCATCAGGCGGCTTTCTTGAGCATCAACTGCGCGTAGTGCAGCGCGAGGCGCGCTTGGAAGACCTTCCAGAACGGCTCGGCTGAGAACATCCAGGCGACCTCGAAATCGTCCGGGGATTCTTTGCCGATGCGGACGATGCCGCGGCGCTGGACTTTCATGTCCGGGCGGTTCTCGTTCCAGAGTTGCTCGTAGCCAGCGAGCTGGACTTTGTGCGCGCCAACGATGGCTTTGGATGTCTTCCAGTCGAGGAGGACGATCTTGCCGTCACGGTCGCGGCTGGGTGCGTCGATGGTGCCGCCAAACAAGTAAGTTTCGCTTACAAGTTGAACTTCCGGCTCGATGACGGTGAGACCTTCTTCGTCCCACCAGCGCTTGAAGTTGTTGAACGCGATGGTGGCTTTCTCAACATCCGCGGGGCTGAACTCGGAGAGGTCGGCAACGTGGTTGTGGAGGAAGCACTCAATGAGGAAGTGCGCGATGGTCCCGATGTCGGCGGCCTTGTCGCGGACCTTGCGGTAGTCTTGGCCGTCCATGCCGAGCTTCCATGCCCAGTGGATGAGTCCGCTTGAGTCCTCGCCGATTTTGGCGATGGTTGAGGCGCCGGGAACGTCGGTGCCGTCTTTCAGCGGATACTTTTGATGCGCCCGGGTCTTCTCAAGGCGTACGATTTTGCGTCCGTCCTCGGTGAAGCGATCCGGCTCAACAGGCTTGGCGGCCTTGCTAGGGGAGCGGCGTTTTGCCGCCCCCCTTTTGTCTGTGGTGTTGTTGGCTGGCATGAGGGTTACCAGGTGATCTCTTCGTCGTCGGTGCCGGTCTTGCGGGCGGCTGGCTTGGCTTCCGAAACGTCGAAGCCGTAGGCCACGGCGCTGCCGCCATCGCCCCAAGTGACGAGGTCATGCACCATGACAGCCTTGGGCTGGAGGGTGATGCCGGCGCCGAGCGTGCCCGTGTACCAGCAGTAAGGCACGACCGCGACTTGGATCTTGCTGCCGCCGCCGATGTTGTCGGTGATGATGTCGCCGGAGGCGTTGAAGAGCTTCGGCGCGCGGCTGTAGGTCTCGCCGGCCTTGTCTTTGCCCACGGCTTTGACCTTGAGCTTCAACTGAACGAGACCGTCGTTGTCTTCCCATGGCGCGGCGTGGAGCTTGAGCTTGTCTTTTTTCAGTTCGGCTTTCTTCTCGGCGACGAACGCGGAGAAAAGCTCCTCGGCTTGCTTGATGAACGGTTCGGCTTCCTCGGCGGTTAGCTCGAGGTTGACTTTGAACACTCCCACGTCGTCGAACTTGGTGTCGGGACGGTTGAGGTGAGGATAGCGGGCGATGCCCACGGGTGTGGTTAGGGTTTTATTTGGCATGTTATGTGGTTGGTTGTTGTGTTTTTGGTTGGGTAAGAAAATCGGAGCGGCGGATAATCGTGAGGAAGTCAGCAGCGCGGAGCGTGATCAACCACTCCTCGCCGTTGCGCTTGTGGGCGACTACCGGGAGGAGCTTGTCTTTGGCATCGCGGATGGCTTGGGCCATCCAGTCGCGGATTTTCACGACTTGGCAGAATTTGACCTCCCAGTGAATGTTGGGCAGGCAGGGGCAGACGACATCAGGCGAGTCGCCGAGGCCGCTGAACTGCTGGCCGCGGCGGATACCGGAGTCGCCGAAGGCTTCGCGCAACTCGTCGCGCCACATGCGCTCTCCGCGGGCGCCTTTGGCTCGGCTATTCATTGATGGCCTCCCAAAGTTGTTTCGCCGGTGCGTAGACAGAGCCGTCGCTGTCGGTTAGGCGGCCAACTGGTGCGGTGCCTTCAAAGCGGGTGAGGCTCGGACGCCAAGTAAGGTTGAGCGTGCCGGTGCGGCCGGCGCGGTGCTTCGCCACGATCAGCTCAGCGTCTTGGACTTCTGGTTCCTCGTCTTGCACGGCGTAATACGCGGGACGGTGGATCAAGCAAACGATGTCGCTGTCCTGCTCGATGCTGCCGGATTCGCGGAGGTCGCTAAGTTTTGGGCGGTTGTCGCTGCGCTGCTCGGCTTGGCGGTTGACCTGGGCGGCTGCGACAACCGGGATGCCTAACTCCATGCTCATCGCTTTGAGGCCGCGGGAGACGAAGCCGACTTCGTTTTCGCGCGACTGGGCGCCGGAATGGCTGACGAGCTGGAGGTAGTCAACAAAGACGCACTTCACGCCCCAGCGGCGGACGGCGAGGCGGGCGCGGCCGCGGATGTCCAGAAGGGTGAGGCCGCCACGGTCGTCAACGTAGAGGGGTTCGTTGCTGAACTGCGTGGCAGCGTCGAAAATCCTGTGCTTGATCGATGCAGTCAAAAATCCGTTGCGGATGATCTCGGTGTTGGTCTCGGCGCGGCCGAGGACGACTCGCGCGGCGAGTTCGTTGGCGGGCATCTCGAGGGAGAAGTAAACGACCGGGACGCCGCGGCGGGCCATGTTGTCGGCCATGTTGAGCATCAGTGCGCTCTTACCCATGGCGGGACGACCGGCGATGATGGTGAGCTGGCCTCCGCGGAGTCCGCCGGTGACTTGATCGAAATCGCGGATGCCGGTTTGTAGGCCGAGCTTTTTGCCGCCGGCCATGAGGCTCTCTAGCTCTTCGAGGAGACCGGGCACGATGGCGCTGGGTGCGCGCATGCTGTCGGTGGCGGTGGTGAGGCTGAGGCTGAGGACGGACTCGCCGGCTTGCTGGAGGACGCTGTCGGCGTCCGCGGCCATGTCTTGGGCGGCGGCTTGCATGGCGACCGAGGCGTCGATGATGCGGCGGCGGGCGTGGAGGTCGCGCAGGGTTTGAGCGTGATATTCGACGCCTGCGGGGCCACCAGCGGACTGGGAGAGCAGCTCGGTGAGGGCGCCGGCGCCGCCGACAAAGTTGAGCTTGTGCGCGGCGTCGATGCGCTGGGTGGTGGCGATGAGGTTCGGTGTGCCGCCTTCGCCGCGGATCTCGGTGATGGTCTCGTAGATGAGGCGATGCGCGGGCGTGTAGAAAAGGTCGGCGTGGATGCCGGAGACTTCGTCGCAAAGTTTGGGATCAGCCATGAGCGAACCGAGGACGGTGCGCTCGGTGGCGGGGCTTTGGGGGACGGTGCGTTTCATTTTAGGCGGCGCCTCCGTCGTCATTGTTTTCCAGCACGACTATGACAATGAATGTCAGGACGATCAGCGCGAG